GGACGCGCTCGACCATCCGCCCTCACCGGCCGCGTTGGTGTGGATGCTCACAAAGCAGTCCGGCTTTGACTTATTACTGATGTTGGCCCGCTCTGTCAGGCTGGGGTAATTGTCCGCCGTCTTGGTGAGCACCACGCCCACCCCCTGGACCTCCAGCAGCGCCTTGACGCGCTGGGCCATATCCCAGGTAAACTCCCACTCCTTGTATGTACCGTCCGGGGATCCGTTGACGTTGCCCGGCCCGTGTCCGGGGTCGAGGCATACAGTATGCTTGCTCATAGGCTTGTCCTCCTCTTCCGGCGGCGTCTCAGCGCCGTCCTGCTTGAGATATACACAAATCCAGTTGTGCACCTTGCGGCTGGCGGTGATGCGCTCCCCGCCGAAATCGCACTGGCTGGAGCCGCCCCCGTCCAGCATAACGGCAGAGGCCCAGCCCAGCCCGGCCAACTCGTCCCGCAGAGTTTCCGGCGTGGCTGCGTCTCCGGTCCCATCGCCAGAGCAGTAGAGGGCCAGACTGCCACCACGCAGGCCGATAGCACTGCGCCCCCGCTTGCCTCCCTGGGCCGAGCCATAGGAGGGCTTATCCACCGGCTTGCCGGAGGCAATTAGGGCGGTCACCGCGATAAAGTTATCCGCTCCCTCGTGCTCGGAGGTCATGCGGATGTCAGGCCCCTTGTCCCAGGCGTAGCCCATCGGCCGCCAGGGCGTGCCGGAGAGCATCGCCCCGCCCACCTTAAGCAGCGGGCAGGGGGTGCCGTCTAGGTTCCACATGCCGCCATTGAGCACGTAATGAGCCTTTGTTTCAGCCTTGACCTGAGAGAGCGTCTTGCGGCAGTTGGTGACTCTCAGCTCAATCCGCTCCACGGACGAGAGCGGGACATATGTAATGAGCTTACTCATGGTCGCCTACACCCCCCCCTCTAGTAAAACATCTTCGTCTGGCATTATAAAATAGAGGTCTGTCACTGTCGGTGGAACTCTGGTCAGTGCTGCCGGAGACCTTCCGTTCGCAGTCGGTATTCCAATCCCGGTTTCAGCTCCATAAACGGCCCATCCGACATCGGAGGAAATCCCGAAATAAATGTATTCACCCGGTTGCGCTTCAAGGTCATAGGTTCCCCCTTTGTAAAGCGTTTGTCCATCAATGGTGATGCTATAGACCCCATCGGTTACAGTCACACCTACTGTGTGTGTGGATGCAACCGGAATCTCCCCCACCATCTCCGCCATTCTGCGAAATGTGGTGCCTTCTGGTACCTCCACGCCCTTGGCCGTGAGGTTGGCCTTTAGGGTGTCCTTTGTAGCGCTGAGATAGGCCAGCTTGTCCGCGGTCGTACCCATCAGACTACCTCCCCGTTGATTGCATCCAGCGCGGTGTTGATGTCACCCACCAAGCCATCCACGTACTGCTTGTTGGCGGCGTCGTTTGGACTTCCCGGCAATGACAAGTTTTTGATCTGGCCGTTATGGAAAATAAGCGACTTCTGATCATTGGAGTTCTGACCGAAAATGATCGTATCTGCGAGAACTCTAAGTCCCCACGTAGAATCAAATACAACCTGTGCTCCGTTTTCACTCCCAATATATAAGGCACTCCCACTAGAACTATCTACCCCTAATATAAGGTTGCCAGTTACTACGCCGCCAGCCAGCGGCAGGAATGGAGCACTTTGCATACCAGCCAGAGCGGTGTTAAACTCCTCTTCGGTTCCGGTATATCCTTTCTCTTTTGCCGCCTGATAGGCGGACTTTCCAGGTGCACCATCCTTGCCGTCTGCCCCTGGAGCTCCGTCCTTGCCAGGCAGGCCCACCCCGGCAACTTTTTTGCCGTTTACAACGATAGCCATGTGCTACACCTCCACCCATTGCCACATATCCGGGGTATCCGGGGCCCACGTGCAGGGAATCATGTCCCCGCCCTCTGCCACCTTGTAGACCTTGCCGTTGTAGCTGTAGTGCTTACCCGCATGACAGTCCATGCCGTACACCCACGGGATGGGGTCGTCCACTGTGCCAGCGTGCTCGCGGTCAATAGGCCGGTAGATGGCGAGCATGCCGTCGTCGTGCGGGGGCATCTCCTCTTGAGGAGTTACCGCCTGCACCACCCGGTAGAGCTGGCCGCCGTCGTTGAGGATACGGCCCGCAGGCAGTTCCTCGCCGTCTGCCAGTACCACCGCCCAGGTGGGAAACAGATCGGGCATGTCCAGGGCGTAGGTGTCGGGGATAGCCGTGCTGGTGGCCGCATAGGCCCTCATAGCGGCGGCGTATTGCGGAGTTAGTTCAGGCTCCGGCGGTCTATTGTCCGGGGCGGCCTGTCCTGTTTCGGGGTTGTAGCGCCCCCCCTGCTCTACATCGTCCTGTACCTCTACACAGCGTCGTGCAAATGCCTCGCTATACCACTTCTCCGGTGGAAGTGCGTATTCCGGGATGATTTCGCGGACAGTGTTATCCTCATTTAAATAGACTGTTTTCATCAAGAAATACCTCTTGCGTAAATCGCCACATATCCATCGCCACCTTTACCGCCATTACCGCTGGGCTTATTCTCGCTGGAGCGGAAAGCCCATCCCGCTCCAGCACCTCCTCCGCCACCGCCGCGGGTTCCATCAGTACCATTTGTTGCATTGGTCTGGCCGGTAGCTCCCGCACCTCCAGCACCGCCCCCACCAGCGCCTCCGGCCCCTCCTAATGTAGGAGGGTCATTAAGGGCTTCATCCCCGCCGCCTCCGCCGCCGCCGCAGAAAAATTTAAACCCCAAAATATCAAGATTAGGACCGTCCTCACCTGGTTTCCCGGTATTGTAGCCCCCATTGCCTCCGCTACCGCCTGTCCAAGGAGGTTCGCCTCCACCCGTGCCACTACCGTAACCATTACCTCCGTTCCCGCCAGGCGCTATAATCCCAAAAGCGCTGCTGGTCCCTCCGTTTCCTCCCCTCTTCGCAACCTCGTCTCCGACTGATGCATTCGCCCCGGCACCGCCTGTCCCGATAACAATATTTTTATTTTCGATGCTATCGCTGTCCAAAATGTGATAGTACGCCGCAGCTCCGCCTCCGCCGCCTCCACCACCTTTGTCGCCACGCGAACCGCCGCCGCCGCCAGCGCCAACCACAACCACAAAAATATCTGTATATTTGCGGTCGAACGTATGGGTGTAGCTCCCTGGCGATGTGTATTCCTTTATCAGACTATATCCGATTGAGCCAAGCGCCTGTTCAACACTCGTGTCCACATACTGCTTGTTGGCGGCATCTGCGGAATCAGAAGGAGCGGCCAGATTGGCTATCTTGTGCCCGGTCATATCCGTGTTTGCTTTAAGTGCAACACCGCTCTCAGAGGTCTGTAGCACCTGCGTCGTGTTGTTGACCAGATTGATGCCGGAAGTGCCGACTGTGATCGCTGCCGCTCCCTCAGCCAGGGGGGCCTCAATCCGGATATTCCCGTTTGGCATCATCTTGATTTGAGCGGCAGAGCCCCCGTGCTTGATGGCCTTGTCCGCCAGGATGGTGATATCTCCCTGCATCGTCCCGCCAGTCAAAGGCAGATACTCGCCTCCGCCCTTTTGGGCCAGCTCGTCGATCGCCTCTTGCACATTGGTGGCCTCCAGGCCGCTGCCCGTGTTGCTGTAGCCCACATATTCGGCGGAGAGGTCGCCGCCCTCTCCGTCTTCTGTCACCTCAATGGTGTACGGCCCTTCGCCCAGGCTCTCCCCCATCTGCATCGTGCCGCCGCCGGGTATTGAGAGCCAGGGCGCAGCCGTGGCGATAGCGGCTAACTGGGCGGCGTACTGCTCCAGTGTGGTGCCCGACGGCGGTTCTACTCCCATAGCCTGTAGTGACGCTGCGATACTTGCCTTAGCGGCGGACAGCCGGTCGATTTCGCCCTGAATACTCATACCACGCCTCCAATCAGATTGCCGCAAGGGCCTCCTCAATGTCGCCCGTCAGGCTCACCGAGCCCCCAGTGGTGTAACCAGCAGGGACGGCAAAGGAGGTTGTGGTCAAGCCGTCAATCTCCCCGGAGACCGCCCCATTGTTTGCCATTGAGCCAGTGACCTTCGCGCCTTTTGCGTAAGCGGTCTTGCCATTAAGGATATCCCCGGCAACCGCTGTGCCGTCAGAGGTGTCCACATAAGCCTCCGGGATGGCCGCTACCTCAACGGACGTGAGCACCTTCCCGTCCGTAGGCTCTACCGTTTGGACAGACTTGTTGGGCGTAACACTCTTCGTCTCCGGGGTGATCTGCACCTTTCCTGTCCCGCTGTGATACCCCTTCGGGATGGTGTAAGACAGTTTTTCCGGGGTCAGTGTTTCAGTCGCCGCCCCATTGTTTGGCATGGTACCTGTGGTGGTCTTGCCTGCCTTGTCCACAAACACCTTGCCAGTCAATACGTCAGCGGCGGTAGCCGTAACGGCGGATACGTCCTGGTAGTTCCCGGGGATGGCGGCTACTGTCACATCGGACAGGCCATAATAGCCGGGGTCGGGCGTCACATTCTGCTGGGACTTGGTTGGCGTGACAGTCTTGCTCTGGAGGTTATAGTTTCCGCCACCGGACACCCCTGACACCGTGCCACTGCCGTTGTGGTAGCCTTTGGGGATGGTATATGTATCGCCCTCTTGGACAGTAGCAGATACCGCTCCTCTGTTCTCAATTCCATCAATTTCCGTTGCCAGCTTGGTCAGATCGTCCGTGCTTGTGCCGATGCCCAGTTCAACGGCCTTTGACCTGATAGTGTTCCGCGCTGTTTGGATTCTGCTGATTTCAGTTGCTACACTCATACTTTCCCACCTTTCAAATTGTCCCTAACAGGATTTCGATATTGCCTACCGTCTCCTGCACCGCGGCTGCGGTAATGGGGAGCGTATTATCACCCTCGTCAAAGCCGCTTACTGTGTCCACAGATAACGTCCTTGTGTCTCTGTCCAGCTTTAGCCCGTGCCCGATGTTGTAGGATGTACCTCCTCCACCCTCCGGTAAAGGGATATCCGACGCCTCGTACTGGCCGCTATCCGGGTTCCAAATCTCCCAAAACCCATCCAGGCCGGGCCTCGGGGGATGCTGGTTTAGGTCTGTAATGCGCTCCTCCATCTGCTCAAATTCGGAGGGCAGGGGAGGTGGGAAAGCGTCTACGGCGTTAATGGAGTCATGAACCGTTGCGTAGAATATATTACTGTGCCGCACCTGCTCCCCGAGGGTGCCTCTGACTTGCATTAAATACTGGCCGTCATCAGCCAGCACGGAGGCCGTCAGCAAGGCGGAGTACACTTGCCCGACGCGCTGGAGCTGGATAATATTCTTCTGACCGCTCTTCTCCACATCCACCTTTAAGTCCCACTCGTCTGTGAGGTCGGTGGAGATTTCGAGGGCTACAACCTCATTGTCGCCCTCAAACCCGAGGCAAAATTTAGGCGGGGTACAGATATACCAATCCGTCATGATGAGCATTATGTTTCGCCCCCGTTCATCAACCGTTCTGTCACTTTGCCGTC